GTTCCGCTTGTGCCAGATGAACCGTCTGTACCAGAAGTTCCACTTGTGCCGTCTGTGCCACTTGTGCCAGACGAACCGCTCGTGCCACTTGTGCCAGACGAACCGCTTGTACCGTCTGTTCCACTTGTTCCGTCAGTACCGCTTGTTCCAGATGAACCGTCTGTACCACTCGTGCCACTTGTGCCATCAGTGCCGCTTGTTCCACTAGAACCGTCTGTACCAGAAGTTCCACTTGTGCCGTCTGTGCCACTTGTGCCACTTGAACCGTCTGTACCAGAAGTTCCACTTGTGCCACTTGTTCCACTAGAACCGTCTGTACCGGAAGTTCCGCTTGTACCATCTGTGCCACTTGTGCCAGATGAACCGTCTGTACCAGAAGTTCCGCTTGTGCCATCCGTACCACTTGTGCCGTCTGTGCCACTTGTGCCAGACGAACCGCTTGTGCCGTCTGTGCCACTTGTGCCAGACGAACCGCTCGTGCCGTCTGTTCCACTTGTACCAGACGAACCGCTTGTTCCTGTAGAACCAGACGAACCACTTGTACCGGTAGAACCGCTTGATCCACTTGTGCCATCAGAACCGGCAGTACCACTTGTGCCACTTGTGCCACTTGTGCCACTTGTGCCACTTGTTCCGGAAGATCCACTTGTGCCACTTGAACCACTTGTGCCACTTGTGCCGTCTGTGCCACTTGTGCCACTTGTGCCGTCAGAACCGGCAGTTCCACTTGTACCATTTTGTCCGCTGGTTCCACTTGAACCATTTTGTCCGCTGGTTCCACTTGAACCTGTTGTGCCAGAAGTACCAGCTGCGGTCATGATGGACCATGAACCTGTTGCTAATACAGGTGATTGTCCACCACTTGAAATATCAGTTAAAGCAATCCAAGAATTTCCTTCGTAAAAAACAACATTTCCTTTTAAGTATGTAGAAAAAGTTGTCCAGCCACCTTCCCAGTCGAAACTTGCTCCATCAGCTCCACTTGTTCCACTTGATCCACTTGTTCCACTCGATCCACTTGTTCCACTTGATCCACTTGAACCATTGGCTCCACTTGTTCCACTTGATCCTCTGCTTCCACTTGTTCCACTTGAACCATTGGCTCCACTTGTTCCACTTGAACCATTGGCTCCACTTGTTCCACTTGAACCGGTTGCACCGGTTCCGCCACTGGTACCGCTGGTACCACTTGCGCCGTCCGTACCACTTGTACCACTTGCACCGTCTGTGCCACTTGTACCCGTTCCACCGCTAGTTCCACTTGATCCAGATTCACCGCTGGTACCACTCGTTCCGTTGGTTCCACCGCCTCCACCGCCACCAATCACATATGATGCAGTCAAAGCATAACTTGCTGTAATAGCAGCAGGCAATACTGAAGAACCTGTCAACGTACCGTTTGCGTCGGTGAACAACACCAGGTTGCTGCCACTAATATATATTTCTTCCCACGCAGCACCGTCTGATGATCTCTGAACATTATAAATGGTTTTTGGGTCTAGACTCATGATATTTTTATATAAATATTAAAACCTTGTTAATTTGTTGATATTATAATAAACATTTAAAATAGATCTTTTCCAAACAGACGGTTTTATGTAAAAAAAATCTGCATCATATGTTTGATCACCTGCTAATGCAGCATCAGTTGTGACTGAAGTTGTTGGTACTGGTTGAAATCTTGGTGGTGCAACAAATGGTAAAAAATTATTTAAATCTGGATTGTCGGGCGATGAATTTCCAGCATAATCAAACACAGTGATAGGAGTTCTAACCCATTTACCAGAAATCTTAGCATAAAAATAGTTTTCATCATAACTTCTGCTATTGTTATCGCCAATTGTATCATTTGATGAAACTGGCACAGGGAATATCCAATTAAGATCTTTGATGCTGAAAGCAGCAGTAGGAGCAACAGCAAATATATTTTGATTGCTAAGAAACTTCCATCCTGTTTTTGGCAATAGATCTTTAAACTCATCAAATAATCCATCAGTTGTTTTTACCCAAAGTTCTTGTTCTTTTTTATATTTTATGACCTTTGATTTTGGCGGATGTGGAATGATAACTGTTTTATATGGAAGTTTTTCCCACTTTCCATTTACTACTCCGCTATGATTAACATAAAATTCATTGCCTCTGCGATAAAACAATGCGTTCTTTTTGGCAACGACTATGTTTTCCGGATTGGTATCCGTGTATATAAATTTTTTATTGATTTCATCTAACCGTTTTGACATAAATGTAATTAGTACTCACCATAAATATCTCCAAGAATATCATACGCTCCAGAATTATTTATAATATTACAAAGAAATTATGTTGACGTGAATCTGAATGATAATTGTATTTTAGGAGATTTGGTATTATGTTTTAACTTATTTTGTTCCAACCATAGTTTATAGTTTGGCTGCTGACAGAGTTGTTGGTGATACTAAATGTAAACACACTGGAATCGGAAACTACTGGAGCGGCATTGCTTATTGCGCCAGATGTACCCACGATCTGTGTGGGCAAACTATTAATTACCAAAGCATTTCCGCCCACATAGTTCCAAGCAAATTGCTCACCCAGCACTGGAACATTTGTATTGGATATAGCCACGGTGGCTAAGTAACTTATGATACCATTTGGTATGTTGCCTTTTATCCATAATTGATAACTATCATTGGCCGGTACTGTGAAACTATAGTTAGCGGTTCCTGCGGTTACTGTCCAAGACCCCGAACTTTTAGTAACAATATTACCGACGATGTTCCCAGTCACTGATAAACTACCTGTAATTATTGTATCACCATATACATCAAGTTTTGCGTTTGGATTTGCTTTTCCAATTCCCACATTTGTTGCATTGTCAAATATTGAACCGGTAGTTAATGTTGTTGCACCAGTAAATCTTGCAACATAATTAGATGTTCCGCCAGAGATGGTGCCAGCTCCGCTGGTTCCACTACTGCCGTTGGTTCCACTGCTTCCGCTGGTTCCACTGCTTCCGCTGGCTCCGGTGTTTCCACTGCTGCCGCTACTTCCACTGCTGCCGTCTGTTCCGCTGGCACCACTACTTCCGTTGGCTCCGCTTGTGCCACTGCTGCCGTCTGTTCCGCTGGCACCACTACTTCCGTTGGCTCCGCTGGTTCCACTGCTGCCGTCTGTTCCGCTGGCACCACTACTTCCGTTGGCTCCGCTGGTTCCACTGCTGCCGTCTGTTCCACTGGCACCACTACTTCCGTTGGCACCACTGGTTCCACTTGTTCCGCTATAACTCAAAGCATAACTTGCTGTGATAGCATAACTTGCTGAAGCATATGCAAAGCCGATCACGGTCAAATCTCCGTTAATTTCGGCATTGCCGTTTACAATCAAGCCATTAGAAGCTATAAATGCGTTTGGTATCATACAACCATCTTTATATATTTAACTGTCCATGTTCCAGACAGTGGGGTTGCTAGTAGATTTATGCTGCCGCCAACATTATTGACAGACAATGTTACTGGTACAGATCCAATTTGATTTACTTCTGTTATATAATAACTTGAAGATACACTGTTCCAACTTGCCATGACTTCATTAACTTTAACATTTGTATTAGAAACATCATATATAGATACAAGCCATCTTGCAGCATTTCTATCACCAATCAATTCAGAATCAATTTGAGCAGAACTAGAAATAATTTCAGAGTTGGCAGTTAATGATCCTGTAGCTCCAGAAATACCAGTAATATTTACAGTTTCAAATGTATTGGTTGCGTTATTGTTTGTAATGTTGTAGATTATGTTTTGAGATATTGGTGGTTGATTTGAATCAGCTAAGTTTCCATCATTAACAGACACAGATGTATGTTCTCCAGATTCTCCAATTGCACCAACAATTTTTTCATGAACATCAAATACAACTTTTCTTGGTGTAAATGCTTTTTGAACAACTGATTTATAATTTTCAAATTTATCTGGTAATAAATAAGCATTTACCATTATGCTAAATGTGCTGCGTACAATACGATCTTGACCAGCATCATTTGTTGTTTCAAAATTATAATCGCTGATGCTTGTTCTAAATTTGAATCTATTTTTATCACCCCAATAATCTTCTGTAGCAAAATTTATTGCTTCTACAACAGCATTGCCTTGTTCAATCAGTTCTGTCCATATAATAAATTCATAGTTAATAATAACATGATCTGGCATTGCTACACTATAAATTTCTTTCACAGGCATGAATCCAGACATGGCAGAAAATCTATCATATTTATTCTTTTCAGAAAAATGTTTTACTGCTGGATATTGTAAGTAACGATTGAGTGTAATTAAATTATCATTGCGTTGCATGGTGCTTCTGCGAAAAGCAATAACTGGTGTTTGTATTTTACCATTATGATCTCTAATCACACCATCTTGTTGAATAGATTTCCATTTTTCTGGTGAAGCATAATTTATTGGCACTTTTATTTGACGACCAGCATCTATTATTGTAGGAGATATAACAGTATCAAGATGTGTTAAAATAGCAGTATCAATATCAATGAGTGTAACTGAAAAATTCTTTTGAGCATCTGTGTCTCTACGTAAATCATATGCTCTATTTGGCTTGTGATTTGGACCATAAGCAGCCTCTACTACTGGCTTTTTAGATTCAGCCATTTCATGTCCATGATTTATTGGATTATGTGGTGGGTTATTTGCCACTGGTTTAGTTGTTGGTCCACGCCATGCCATATTATATTGAGTTGTTTATATAAATAGCGAGTGAGAGTAATAAAATAACAAAATGTTCATTGTTTTTAGTTTTTCATTGATATTTATTAGTATATGCCAAGAAAACGAAAATATAACACAAAAGAAGAAATCATAGACGCTCGTAGAAAATGGGCAAATGAATACTATGCAAAGAACCGCAAAAAGGTTCAAGAAAAGCGAATGGAGCGATATTATGCCGAAACGAAGCACAACTGAGGATTTTGTTGATAGAGCCAGAAAAATTCACGGGGATAAGTATGACTATTCCAAATCGGTTTATACGAGATCCTGTGATAAAGTAATCACAATTTGTAAAGAACATGGTGAATTTTTATGTAGAGCAAATGACCATTTATATAATAAAACTGGGTGTTCAAAGTGTGCAAAACAATACACTCCCACGACCGAGGAGTTTATAGATAGAGCAAAAAGAGTTCATGGTGATAGATATGACTATTCCAAATCGGTTTATGCCGGTGCCGCAGTCAAGTTGACCGTGATTTGTAAAAAGCATGGTGAATTTTATCCAACTGCTGCAAATCATTGCAATGGTAGCGGGTGTAAAAAATGCGGTTATGAAAGTAATAAAATTTCACTATCTGTTTCGCAGGAGGAATTTATCGAGCGAGCAAAGCAAATTCACAAAAACAAATATGACTATTCCAAATCAGTTTATACAAAAGGACACAAAAAAATAAAAATAATATGCCCAACGCACGGAGAATTTATTCAACAAGCAAATTCTCATTTATACGGTACGGGGTGTATGTTGTGTAGAAACGAAAGAAACACTAATACGACTGAAGAGTTTATAAATCTTGCTAAAAAAATACACGGCGATAAATATGACTATTCTAAAACTGTATATATAGGTTGTAAAATAAGAGTCGTAATAACTTGCTCAACTCACGGGGATTTTGAACAATTTCCGACATCGCATGTTGGTAAAGGAAGCAAAAACCAATGCGGATGTCCACAATGCTACATGGACAAGCACAGAACATCCACCGAGAAACTTGTTAAAGAGTGTAAAAAAGTTCATAAAAATTTTTACGACTATTCCAAAACGGAGTATATTGACGCATATACAAAAATTAAAATAATATGTCCAACACACGGAGTTTTTTCACAATCTCCATTCAGCCACAGAGCCGGTCAGGGTTGTAAAAAATGTACATCAAATGTTTCCAATAAAGAAACAAAATTTCTAGATGAACTTAAAATTCCAGAAACAGGTCGTCAAAAAAGAATAAAAAAATATTTGGTGGATGGAGTTCACAAAAATGTTGTTTACGAATTTCTTGGTGATTATTGGCACGGAAACCCATCGGTACATAAACAAGAAGAAGTCAATAGAGTCACAAAAACAACTTTTGGCGAACTATATGCGGAGACGCTCAAGAAGTTTAAGACACTACACAAGATGGGCTATACCATAAAGTATATCTGGGAACTGGATTGGGACAACTGGACCAAAGTCAAATCTTCCCCATTAGAGATACACGAATATAAAAATCACTGATTTCTTTCTAAAATGTTTAGTGAAGTGTACTTGGTATAGTGCGCGTTGCAAATTATACTGTGGTTCTTATCACTCTGACCCCCCAGCAGCTGCTCAGATATAACCGAATCCAATTCATAAAATTTATCGTTGAAGAATACTACATCGCCAATTTCTGGATAAAATTCTAATTGCTTTAACATTTTTTCACGCATCTTGAAAATATGATCTTGATTTCTATTTGGTCCGAAATCGTCAAATTCTGCCGTCATTTCAGATCTTTCTATAAGTGCAGATATTTGAACTGCTGGAAAATACCATTTACCAGTTTCTGATGAAGTTTCACCATATATATTTGTTTTGGTTTCATTTGGACAAATTTTAAATATTTGAATAAGATTTTCAATAATTTCGCCCATCAATTCGCCGTTGAGAGAATTGATTAAGTTTAAGTCCCGTGTGCTAAAATATCTTCCTTTTAGTGATGCCATAAATATGTTATGTTAGTGAATAACCGGCTGCTGCTAGACCCTGTCTTGCAGATCCAACACCTGTTGTGTCATTTGCTACAACACCTGTATTACTAACCAGATTGGTTATTGATAAATTGCTACCATTAAATCCATATCCAAATATTGCTTTGTCGCTGCCATAACCAGACGCAGCTGGCTCTTTTCTGGCGGTACCAACACCCGTCGTGTCTGTGGCTACAACACCTGTGTTACTAACAAGATTGGTCATTGATAAATAATTAGTACCAGTAGTAGTTCCATATCCAAAAATTGCTTTATCCGTTCCATATCCCGTCGCTGCTATATGAAATCTTGGCGTGCCAACACCGGCTGTATCACTTGCTACAACGCCTGTATTGTTTACAAGATTGGTTATTGCGCTTGTCTGCCCATATCCAAATATTGCTTTGTCACTGCCATAACCAGCCGCTGCCAGATTATGTCTAGCAGGGTTAACGTTTGATGTGTCAGTTGATACAACACCCGTATTACTTACCAGATTGATTATTGCTACGCTATTATTTGTGTATCCATATCCAAAAATAGCCTTGTCTGACCCATAACCCGCCGCTGCTAAAGCACGTCTGGTCGTGCCAACACCCGTTGTATCAGTTGCTACAACACCTGTATTGCTTACAAGATTGGTTAGTGAATAATTTTGATCGTACCCCGCCGTCGTGCCATATCCAAATAGTGCTTTGTCGGTGCCATAACCTGCTGCTGCCAGATACCATCTGGCAGTTCCAACTCCCGTTGTATCATTTGCTACAACTCCGGTGTTACTTACGAGATTTGTCATTGAAACAACTCCGGTTGTATATCCATATCCAAATATAGCTTTTTGTGTTCCTGATAAAGCAATAGGATCAGCAAATACTTTTCTAAATTTCATTCCACCAATTGTTGGTGCATTTACTGAATAGCCCGCCGCTGCTAAAGCTTGTCTCGCTGTACCTACACCTGCTGTATCAGTTGCTACAACCCCAGTATTACTTACAAGATTGGTTATTGAGGTTGCGGCGGCGGCATATCCATATCCAAATATAGATTTATCACCAGCATAACCTGCAGCTGCTAGATAAAATCTTGATGTACCTACACCTGCTGTATCAGTTGCTACAACACCTGTATTACTAACAAGATTAGTTAATGATACCACTCCACCCGCCGCATTTGTGTTAGTTCCATATCCAAATATAACTTTGTCTGTTCCGTAACTTGCTGCTGCTAAAATAGATCTTGCTGTACCAACTCCAGTTGTATCAGTTGCTACAACACCAGTATTACTTACAAGATTTGTTATTGATGTAACAGCACCTGTATATCCATATCCAAATATAGCTTTATCTGATCCATAACCGGCTGCTGCTAAAGATTGTCTCGCTGTACCAACACCCGTTGTATCAGTTGCTACAACCCCCGTGTTGCTGACTTTGTTGGTTATTGCTGTAACAGCTCCAGTACTTCCATATCCAAATATAGATTTGTCTGATCCATAACTCGCAGCCGCTAATAGTACTCTGGCCGATCCAACGCCCGTTGTGTCTGCTGCTACAACGCCTGTGTTACTTACAAGATTTGTTATTGAAACTTGAGTTGGTGTTTGTCCATATCCAAATATTGCTTTGTCACTTCCATAACCAGCGGCTGCTAGATTATATCTCCCAGTCCCAACCCCAGTTGTGTCTGCTGCTACAACGCCTGTGTCACTTACTAAATTAGTTGTTGATACAGCACTTGGTGTATATCCATATCCAAATATAGCTTTTTGTGTTCCTGTGACAGTAGCTGCATTAAATCTATTCTTATATTTTATTCCATTTGGTGCCGGTATTGTAGTTTTTGAAAAACCTGCGGCTGCTAGACCATATCTTGCTGTGCCAACACCCGTGGTGTCAGTTGCCACAACGCCAGTATTACTTACGAGATTGGTTATTGATTTACCGCCGCCACTATTATATCCATATCCAAAAATTGCTTTATCACTTCCATAACCAGCCGCCGACAATCTGCTTCTTATTGTTCCAACACCGGATGTATCAGTTGATACAACACCCGTATTACTTACAAGATTGGTTATTGATACATACGTGGTTGTAAATCCATATCCAAATATTGCTTTGTCATTGCCATAACCGGCTGCTGCTAGTTCATATCTCGCGGTTCCAACACCCGTTGTATCACCCGCCACAACACCTATGTTACTTACACGATTGGTTATTGAAAGATTAGCGCCATTGTCTCCATAACCAAATATAGCTTTGTCACTTCCATAACCAGCAGCCGCTGGACCCGTTCTCGCCGTTCCAACGCCAGTTGTGTCGGTCGCTACAACTCCGACGTTGCTGACTTTATTGGTCATTGACCGATAACCACCACCAATCCCATACCCAAATATTGCTTTGTCAGTTCCATAACCCGCAGCTGCTAGATAGTTTCTGGCTGTTCCAACTCCGCTTGTGTCAGTTGCTACAACACCAGTATTACTGACAAGATTGGTAATTGCTGTAGCAGTGCCCGTACTTCCATACCCAAAAATAGCTTTGTCTGACCCATAACCAGCCGCTGCTAAACCGACTCTTGCTGTACCAACTCCCGTTGTGTCATTTGCTACAACGCCGGTGTTGCTTACAAGATTAGTAATTGAAAAATAACCAGCATTATTTCCATACCCAAATATTGCTTTTTGAGTTCCTGCTAAAACAGTTGGTATATTACTTCTATTTAAATATTTTATAGCCATATGATTTTATGAGAATATCAACTTTTTCATTTGTTCTGATGTGATTGGTTCATCTTCGCGTATGCGAATTATCTTATATCCTTTATCAGCAGCTATTTTATTTTTCAGTTCATCTACTATCATACTCTTTTTTTGAAATATATATTTTGCATCTTTGGCAGTTTTTGGATGCCAAAATGCTCCATCAAATTCAAATAAAATATTTTCATCCGGTAAATATGCATCATAAAATCTACCTCCCATTGGATATTGATGAACATAATATACTCCAATTTCATCAAGCATATTATAATACTTGATTTCCAATGAAGTAAAATTTGTTGGCGGCTTCATAGTTTTTTTCACACCAATATACTTTAGTCGTCGTCTTTCACTCTTTGACATTACCATATCTAATATAGAAAAAGGTTTCATTTTTTAACCAATATAAATTCCGAGTGGAACTCGCTGTAGAGTGGATTGTAGTTGTTGCGATTCTGCTTCACGCATTTCCATTTGAGCCTTGCGACCTGTTGCTTCTAAATTCTCTCTCAACTGTGTAATCAAATCTGTTTTTTCGGCAGCAGCTTCTTGACGCAGTTCTCCACCATCCAATGTAACTTCTGCACCTGGTATTGGAATAGTTTGATACTTTTGACGAATGCTGCCCAATAGTTCTTTGCACAATGCTAAAAAGTATTTGCGTATCCATTGCTTGCCAACACTATTGATGCCGCTGTATGGAATATTATTGTATGGAACATTGCTATAATCTCCAATGGTATTTGAAGAAACATAAGAACCGCTTGCATTATAAAATGAACCAGAATTATAAATGCCCTGACTGTCTCTGTCTTTAACAAGCAGATACTCAAAATGCATCTTGTAGTTATAAGTCGGAATTGGAAATATTTTTACTTTGTTATTAACCAACTCAAAGCTATATCCAGATTTACGCACCAAATCATTGAATTCAATAGCTTGCATACGCAACAAATCTTCAAATATTGGTGTCATCAAAAATTGAGTAGCAGGCGAATAACCAGCAAAACCCATTTCATTTAATACATTGCTATAACTCATACCTGTCATACTAAATGGATCATATATACGAGCGGATGCAGGTGGCATATTATGAAAAATTCTGCGAATTTCAATTCTATCAAAACTTTCACTCACATCTCCCCACAATGCTTGTAGATCATATGATTGTTGTCCTTTTTGAACATCAACATAACCTTTTTTCCAATCCACATTTCCACCCACACCAAACTCTGTGCCATAGCCTTGTGCCAATTTTATGAGTTGTGGTAATCCACTACCAGCCACATTTGTTTGAGTAAGATTTACATTGGCAGAAGTTCCTTGTAGCACACCAATATTATTACGAATATTAAATTGATTTACTTGTGCTCCATATTCATTCACAGCTTCTTCAAAACATGCATAAAAATTTATGTCTATCATTTCAATATCAACAATAGGATAACCCAAACGAGTTGCTGCCCATCTGGCAGCATTTGGTGCTTCTGTTTTGAACTGCACATCGGTTTCATAAAAACCAAATGGAGTGCTTCCGGTTGTGATTAAGGAACCAGAACCGGGCCAGCGGTTTCTATCTTGGTCAATATTGTAATTTATACTCGTGTCGGGCATTATGTTGTCTCCAATAGTTTAATACCAATGTTTTTGAAATTTTCTTTGCTGTTTTTCCATCGTAATTTGGCGGACTCTTTCATCTTACAAATTGTTTCTTCGCTATGCCTTCTTCCCGTGTGGGCGGATTTCATCAATTCACGAGTTTTTTCGGAGACTCCCACGTTTGCATAAAATGTACGCATTTTAATTTTGAATTCTTCAGTTCTTGGCCCAAATTTCCTGCCACGGTTTCCGTTTATTCGTATTTTTTCTTTGGTCGCTTCGCTGTGCCGTCTCCGCAGCCCACCAACTCGAAGTTTTTCACGTGTATCCGATGAACATGCCTGTGGACCACTGCCTCCGATAGTAAGGTTGTACCCATTTTCTCCAAAACTATCCTTTTCCTTTACCCAAAAACGTTCCCAAAAGTTCAATGATACTTTTGATGGGCAACAATCCATCAATTTGTAGCATGTGAAGTTGACCAATCCATATTTAGCCACGGCCCGAAAAAACAACAGTTGCCCCGAAAAATGGTTACTTTTATAGTGATACATGCGGCTACCAATTGACATCGAATTTCCAACGTACCATTTACCATTCGCGTTATTTCTCCAACCATACACACCGGCGGAAGTAGGACACTTCTCCGTTCTCTGCCCATTTATAAAAATTATATCGTGAACACGTTCCATATACTCATAAATATAATGCAACGATGCCATTTTTATCTCAATTCTCCGTATTTATAGAAAGTATATATGATTAAGCTCAAAGACACACTTGTCAATGGTAACATGATTAAATTAAGACAAGAAGGGGTTGCACTCTTTGCATCACGATATTTATTATACGCACAGAATAAATGTTTCATAGATATTTATAATATATATGCGCATAATCAAACTGAAAGATCTGTTATATGAACAAAAACTCATTGAAGCAGTGTCTGACCTTCCTCCAGTAAAATTTATTTCACCACCCGCACAACATGCTTATGCACAGCCAGCGGGAGATGGTGCAGGAAAGCCATATACTCAGCATAATATTGATTTTAGCGACAGAGGAGACACAGGCAACTTAACAACTCGTGCTGTGAATATAATCAAGCAATTTGAAAACAACATCAACAATCCAAAGGGTGGATATAATAAAGCCAAGAAATTATGGTTTCCACATAAAAGTGTTGAAGGCGGCAGTGACACAATTGCTTATGGTCACAAAATTCAACCAAATGAGGATTTTAGCAAAGGCATAACTGACGATGATGCATTGAAATTACTTGAAAAAGACGCTAATAAAAAGATTGATGTTGCCAAAAAACATATAGAAAAATTTGATAGTTTGCCATTAACCGTGAGAATTGCAACAATCAATGCATTATATCGTGGTGACATGGGACCAAAAACAATAAAGTTGTTGAACCAAAACAAGTTTGCTGATGCTGCAAAGGAATATTTAAACCACAGAGAATATCGCAGCACAAATAATCGTGGTGTAAAAAAACGTATGGACTGGAACGCTGCTGTATTTAAAGCAGCTGGTTAAATTATTTCTTTGTTAAGCTAGACCAATCTTTTTGATCTGCTTTTGACTTTTCCAATTCATTTTGCTGTTTTTCTGGCAACTTTGGATTGAAATTTATTCCAGTCTTGACTTCTATCTCTGATATGGATACAATATATTTATGAAGGTCTTCAACTGGCAGTGGAGCATTAGGAAACATAAAAGCAATAGCTTTATTTGACTTTGCATCTACAATAACTTTCCACATATAATCTGGAATACCAACTTTGTTATTACCAATTTCTTTGTATCCTTTGTTATAAAATGTGCCAGTTATAACATATACATCTTTGCCTTCAATTACCCAGTTTCTGACAGCAGTTTCCAATTGTTTCCAAATTCCTCTATTATGATTTGGAACTTGAGGAACCATATTAGAAAGAAAGAAACTTTCACTCATAACATCATCATTTTGAGTATTGTCTCCGGCAGGTACAAGATGACCACGATCAAATGGATTTCCAACATAATCAGATAATAATGATTGATGTTGTTTTGCTATTTCTGGATCTGGTCTAAAATCATCTTTACGTTTTGATTTTCCATTAATCTTTTCAAGTGTTGGATGTTCTACAACATACTCAGCTGTTTTGGTATCATAACGATAATGAATAGCATAATTCTTTTTGATTATATACTGAGTATCTTTTACAATTTTACTGATTGGTGCACCGTTCACAACAAATTGAGACGCCTTATCATCAATTGGATTGGCGACCAAAGCAGTAACCAATGTTAACAAACACAATGAATAGTAATATATTTTCTTCATAAGCATGGTATAATATATATTATATATACGGTATAAGTTATGTTATGATATATTCATTTCGTATTTTAGATGACCACAATCCCATATACGATCATATCTTAATTTTCTCATTATTTCTGGTTCTGTCATAGATTCTGGCAATCCATATTTTTTTACCAATTTTGATTTTGTAAAGTTGTAGCGGTGCAATCTTGTTTTATATTTTTGCATATAAAAATAATTTGGTTTTGTTTCGGATACAAACTCAAATTTATTTTTCTCATATACATTATTTATTTTTGACGACCATCTACGATCTGCATATGTGATAATCTTTTTTGGATTGTTAGTTTTTATAAAATGTGACAATAATTTACTAAATCCGCCGCGAACATTGTGTCCATTTAAATTGCAGAATCTAACAAGTTCCCAAGTATCATTTTCATATTTTTTTATACCCAATGCTACTCTAGGTTTTGAAAACGTCATAACTGATACAAGCATGTTGCTGTCAAACAGCCCTATCATAGTGTTGGATTTATCATTTCCTTGTAGATGATTGATATTAAGAAACTCCGATTTTTGTTTACTGGATATATTTTCAATCTTTAAATCTCTGGCATTCAATTTTTTAATATATATTCCAAAGAGATTATTCAGTCTATTTTTCACTATAGTTGGTTTATCTCGCCACTCATCTTCAAATATTTGAATGAGTTTTATTCCATTTTTTTCTGACGTATTTGTTTTAAATAAATGATAATCTTTCATTCTTCCTCCCGCCATTTCTGAATGAAAATACAATCCGTTATATTCAATACCTATCTTTTTATCTTCACAGTATATATCAAGTTCAATATTATGTAATATTTTTTTGGTATTATATAAAAACTTTGACTGCGGTGAAATGGTTAATAGATAATCGCGGATCTCTCGCTCGGCTTTTGACGAACTGTCAAATTCTATCTCAGATAAATTTTTAGAAAATTCTTTCTTTGTATTCTCTGAAACCAATTCGCCATATTTTTCTTTATATTCTTCGCATGTTATATCATGCTTTTTTAAGTGTGAGTTTGTAATTTCTTTCAACTTTTCATCGCAAATTTTACAAGATATATGGTTGCCATCTGAATAATTTATATGATCAAACCTTGTTACTGAATTTTGAAATGTCTTCCAGAGTCTCTTATAATCTGGATATTCTTCTATAACATTTGAAATTGTTTTATTGTGTGAAGATATGTGTCTAGTAAACACTCCGCTCACATTATTAAAATCTTTACTGGTCCAATCGCAATATGGGCAATTTAATAATGGTTTAGCTTCAACAATCTCTGTATCAAAATGTTGAACATAATTTTCAACAGAAATTCCTTTCTTGATTAAATAACGAGTTATTATACCAGATTTGTTATTTATATCTTTTGTTTTCCAACCATCCAATTTGGATACAAGTATTTTTGTTTCATCGTTTTTCAATAATGATACTCTTCGGCAATTGTATGTTTTGTCCGAAAACTTACAAGTATTTGAACAATAATTTTTTTGCCGTTTCAATAATGGTTTGGTACATATAATGCAATTCATATTTTACTCCTTGATGTGGAATAATTATTCACACAAACAGAAAAAACGCAAAATAAATAAACAAAAAAAGACCGCCCTTTCGGGCGGTCTTTTTTATAAAATCTCTGTTTAAGAGATGAACTATTATACTTCGTCCAAGTTGCCGATGACGATTTTGCCAAAAAACTCTGGTCTCAAAATCTTCTTGGCGTAGCGTGTCATTACGCCACGACGTGGAGTAAAGTTCACTGGATCATACACCAACGGTGTTTGAATCAGTGGGATATATGGAGCGTAAACAGCGCCGGTTTCTAGGAAGTTTGTTCCACGGAAACCTACCAACATAACATTGTCTGTCATGTATGGGTTCTTGTATACTGTCCAACGGTTGCTTAGAGCGCCAACTTTGGCAACGCCCATTGCGAACTTGGCTTGGTCGCCGTCCGTGTTGGTGCTGAAGCCTGGGATGGATTCAATGATTGTAGCTACGTCTGGGGAGCAAACTAGGAAGTTTGCACCGCCACGCAGTGTCAATTGGTGAATCTTATTCGAGACCTTTTGGATCTTGTTGCCCAGTGTTTGGAACCATGTGCTCTTGACATATGCAGTGCGGTTAGCAGCTGTGTCTTGGAATCTTCCAACGGAAGCATTGTATTCACTACCAACGCGAGCTGACCAGTATTCAGTTGTAGCATCTGGAGCAGCTGTGACCAACATGTCCAAGATTTCCAAATCAATTTCCATCGAAACGTATTCAGATAGAAGAGCGGTTAGCTCGGCTTCTGCGTCGATAGAGTGATATGCATTCAAGTCTTGAGCCAATTCTGGTGTCCAGACGGCTTTCAACTTACGGGTCTTGGCAACAATGGCTTCCGACTTCAACTCTAGGTTGACTTCTGGAATACCGATGTCGTTTGGTGTACCGGTGGTATTTGGCAATCCGGTTCCTTTGTCTTCGAAGTCGCCACGAGATGTTGGCTCTGGTTGATTGTGGTACGAAACGCCGAAGCTGTTTGCACCAGCTGCAATCGACGCAGATGTTACGAAGGTTACGGTAGAACCGGATGTGGTTGTGAATCCTGGGTAGAAATCAACAATGCCAGAACCGCTGATGGTGAAGGCACGAACACCGGTGGTGTCAAAGCCTGTACCAGCTAGGTCAACTGTGACTTTGATGATTTGACCGTCTGCGACAGACGCTGAAAGTTCTGGAACGAACTTTGCATCCAGCCAAGAACCTGTGGCCAAAGAACCTGTTAGGCTGACGGCGGTGTCATTGATGGTGTAACCGAAACGACCTTGGCCATATAGACCATTGACGGCGGAATCAGTTGAACCATTCTTTGTGCCCGTACCACCGAACAACGATTGACCGTTGAAGGCTGGTTTACCGGCTTGGTTGGAACCATACTTGAAGTCCAGATAGAATACCAGACCGGAAGGAAGATTCATCGGTTGAACCGAGACGAATTCCTTGGCAGCGATTTCAGCGAAAACGCGGCGAACTAGTGGGAGAGCAACGCCAGCCCATTGTTCGGAATTAGCGGAGGTACCTGTGCGGGTAGCTTCGTCAATTAGTTGCTTTGCTTGATTTTCCAAAAGGATGGACATGTGCGACTTTTCGATGTCGCTTTTCATGCCTTCTAGAAGACCTGTTTTTTCCCATTTGGTCATTAGACCGCGTGTTTGAGACATTAGTTGAACCATTGGGTTCGATGTCTCGCTTAGTAGTGATTTGATGTCTGACATAATAATTTCCTATATTTAGATGTTGATTGTTTTATACTTACTTACTTACTGCGAATACCGGCCAATTTCTTAAAGCGGTTTGCCATTTCGGCTCCTTCTGTAAGAACAGCGGCTTTTGTCGGTCTGGTCGATGCAACTGGCTTGGAGGCGAGTCCTTCGGTGATGGATCTAACAGTTTGAGAAACAACCTTTTTAGTGGCTGGTGCTGCAACAACTGTCTTCTTTCCACCGAAATTAAATGATTCGGCCAACGTAGCGTAAACAAGCTTGGCTTCACGAACCGATTTCGTGAGGTCAAATGACTCGATTACTTTTAGTTTTTGCTCATTGTTTAGGCTGGCTTGTTTGAACAACTTGTTCGTGTACAACAGCTTGGCATTGAGCAGGTTAACTTCATTGATGCGGTCCCGTAGATAAACGACTGCGCTACGGTATTCTGCTAGTTCCTTCTTCAACGAAATGTTTTCTTTGACGGTTTCTTTTTTCTCGTCTTCTTCGTCCTCAGATTCTTCATCTTCGGATTTTTCCGATTTACCAGCTTTTTTGGCTTGGTAAGCGGCTAGACCGGCTGGAAGTTTTCCTTCTTCGACGTTCTTTTCGTCGTCAGCGTCTTCGTCGTCCGTTTCGGAAAGAAGTTCATCAAGATTGATTTCTTCTTCTAGTCCTGTTTCGGAGGCTTCTGGAGCGTGGGCTTCTTCAGCTCCCATGCCGCCCATTTCATCCATTCCACCAACGTCATTCAGACCGTCTTCCAATTCTTTTAGGATTTCATCCAAAGAAGTTTCATCAACTTCTTCGTTTTCCTTCAAGGCTGCGGTATCATTGTCATATCCACCCTTGGATACTTCATTTCCTTGACCTTGTGGGTCATTGGTCTTGTGACCATTTGTGGTCTTGGTATAGTCAGAAGAAGCCTTGGCTGTTTTCTTGGCGGCTGATAAAGAACCCTTGGTTCCTCCGATTGCGGTTCCGACCGACTTCACCATCTTTTTACCCGGATCTTCTGTATTGTGACCCTTGGTGGTCTTCTTGTAATCACCAGAAGCCTTGTCGCCCTCGGCTATATAGTTGGTGTCGTCAAGTTCACCTTCTAGTTCATCTAGACCAGCTTCGTCACCAACGGGTGTGGATGACATCTCAGCGGATGGTTCTTCAACTGGGGCGTCCATAGCTGCATCTTGTGCGGCATCGGCGTGACCTTCTGGTGAGCCACCTGCTGCCATAGCTGCATCTTGTGCGGCATCAGCATGAACTTCACCACCACCCATATCGTCCATTGGCAATGGAGCTTCTGGTGCTGGAGCTGCGTCTGGTGAGATTTCTTCATCACCTGCAACTTCGGCACGTAGCTTTTCAGACAACATGCTTTGTAGTTTTGGAGCAAAGTGCTCTTCGAGAGCAGCTTTTGCGTTTGATAGAGCAGTGGCGCGAACGGCTTTAGCGTCTGCGATTGCTTGTTTTAATAGATCTGACATAATAGTTTATCCTTTTTGGTTGATGAAACTATTAGAGTTTCAAATTAAATTTTGAACTGCCTCGCACCAAATAATGATGCATTTTATAATAAATAAATATATACGTATTTACAAAAAACGTAAAAATATATAATATTTTTTACTTTTTCGCAATTTTGCTGATTGCTGGACCAGTACCTTCGTTCAAATCTTTGATTTCAAAATAACGACCCAATACATGTCCACCATCTTCATACAATGCTTCCATGCGTTGTTGAACTGTGTGTGCTTCTTTAGCAAGTTTGTTGAATTCTTCACTAACACGACGCAAATCTTTCATGTTGCGCGATACAGTGTTTTTATCAAACCAATCTTCACCAGTTTCACTGAGAGTAAATTTTTCAGCAGCTTCTGTAATCTTGCTTAATGTATGAGCAATTTCCATTAAATTACCTTCTGGTGGACGACGTAAAAGATTTCCATACTCATTATAACGACCAATTGCATCCAGAGCGGATTTCTTTTCTTCATTGGTCCATTCTTTTTGTTGATCATTATTGGTAGGTTGGTCAATACCTTCAATCAGAGGTCTTAGTTTAAGTATTTTCATAAAAATTATTAGGCTTCTGATGTTTCTTCTGGTTGTTTGGTCGCCATTGTTTTCATGGACGACAATAGTTCTGGAAAACCAGGAATCACTCTATATGATGCAGTTTCTTCACTGAATGCATTGATGTCTTCTGGTGTAGTAATTTTTAGTTTTTGTACCATTTCACCAGCAAGTGCATCAATTGTATTAGTCTTGAAGGCATGATCCAGAATCTTTGATATTAAAAATTGTGTACCAGCATTTGAACCAAGTTTAATATAAGAATGTTTTTTGATTTCTTTTTCCGCTTGATCTTTTTCGGCTTTGGCTTTTTCTAGTTCTGCTTTTGCCTCGGCGGCGTCAGATTGTGCTTCTTCAGAATCTTCTTCTGCACCGGCACCTTCTTCATCGCCAAGTCCTGCGGTTGGGTCAGTACCAGCGTCTTCTTTACCACCATCGGGCGGTGCACCAGCACCTGCATCTTTACCATCTTGTTTTGCTTTTGGTTCATTGGTTGGTTCTTCATCTGCTCCTCCCAGTGGCGGTAATCCGCCAGCATCTTTTTCTTCACCGGTATCATCCGCTGGCTTCTTTTTTTCGTCTGCTTCTTTTTTCAAAGTTTTCTTTGAAACTTTTTTATTTTTCTTGGCTTCTTCAAGAATATTCCAATCAACGCCTGTCATACGACCTTGAGTAGCTTTTTGAGATATACCAGAGATAAGTTGTTTTAGAAATGGATTTGTGATTTTGTTGCTCATATTGTTATAAATATATATCAATTTATGTAAATTGTGTAAAATTAGTTTCTTGGTTCCCAATAACGACCTTTTCCAAATATTCTTTCAGCCGCAGAAACTGCACTAGTATAGTCTCTACCAATTTTATGTTTGATTCCCCATTTGCCACTTTTGAATTGAGTCAAACCATATTGCTTTGCAATTGATTCTTTACCAGACGGAACATTGAAGAATGTAATACCAGCCATCTTTGGTTTGTTGGAGTATTGTCCTTTTTCTTCTCTGTCTTCTTTGTCATATGCAGAACTGCCAAGTTTTTCTTCTTCACCTTCTTGCATATACAATTGATCGTCTTGAATTTTTTCATGAACCAATTCATTATTTTGAGCATCCAAATCTTCAATTTCTTTATCGCTGAGTGGTGTACCATCCATATAATTTGCAGCAGAAATATAAGCATCAGAAAAATCTGGATAATCTCTACGATCAACTCCGTCAATTTCAATTGATTTTTCATCAACTTCTTTGCCATTTAGCATAAGAGGTGTTGATTTATTTTCTTTGATTATCTTCTTGGCGATGTTGGAAAGACTGCGACCTTCATATATTGGTGCACCAAAATTATCATATCCAATTGGTCCACCATCACCTTCATCATCTCCATCTCCATATTTCTTTTCTAAAACAGCAACGACTTTATAGAACAAATTTTCTTGTTTTTTGTTTCCCATTGAATTCCAAAATGCTTGAAGCTTTTTGTTTTTTGGATCGTTTATGACAAATTCCTCGAAATCATCATAAGATATATTTTCTGGAGAATCTACATCAGCATAGTTCATCCAATCTTCTGCTTTTTTTGCAAGAGATTTTATCAACTTGGCTTCATTACCACCAGCAGGAGCCTTGGTTGGAGTTGCCGTTTTTGATGAAAGTTTGTAATTTAATGGAGTTGGTTGGTCGTCACCATAATAATCTGGGTCTGCTTTCAGTGCTTTATTATACAAATATGTTGACACCATATCATGTATTTCATTCTTCTGCTTGCTGCTCAACTTGTTCCAAAAATTTAGAATCTTCTTGTTATTGGAATCTTCAATTGCAGATTGTAGACCGGAAATATCAATGTCGTGTGCAGCATCAAGACCAATCACATCTTGGTACTTGGTGGCTTCTCTGGCAAGATATTGCACAATTTTCTTGATTGCTGTTTCGTTTGGTATTGTTGCTTCGTTCATAATTTTTTAACGGGTTTCTGAAAGAATATCACGAATGATATTTTCAATTTTTAGATATTTATTGATGTCTTTGCGATCTTGATTGCCGCCAATCAATTGTTTTTCACGATTGATGCCTTCGGCAAGATTCATATAAGCACCGCGTGTGCTTGGTGAAGATACAAGGTCAAAACACAATAGTTCAAAGTCATCTTGTACTTCAACAGTATTTTCATTCACATTGCGAACACTTCCCAAACCGCGACTACTAATACCAATACGAATATTGTTTCTAATCAAATCTCTTGCAATATTACCACTTGGTGTAGTTAAAATTTCAATTGTACCAACCACAGTATCACCTTCCCAGTGACATTCTGTGACATTGTGGCATACATTCTTTAGATTGATGATACTGGATTCCGGATGATCAAGTTCACCCAGAGCGCGACGTTCTTTGATGATTTGTTGATATTTTTCAACTTCACGCTCTAATACTTCGCGTGGATATACACGACCATTATGATTCTTTTCACCGGCTTTTTGTAATGGACCTTTTAGAACCAATGGACCACCAGTATTTGCTTTTGCTTCTGTAAGCATCTGCGGAGTGATATCAAATGGTATAAAATCTACTAATAGTTGTTTGCTCATATTATTTACTTTGTATAATGTTTCGTTTAGAAGCAATACCCATAGTTTGTGGATATTGAATACCACCAACTTGACCACGAGTCAAACTTGCTGGAGCTTGTGATTTTGCTTGAGGAGCATCATTTACTTGTATCTGTGAATCATCCAGATAATATTCATTTTCTGATTCATTGCCTTCTTTGCCAGTAAATACAATATAATATTTGTCTTTCATATAACGAACTTCAATGTTATTGACCGCGAGGCTATATTCTTTTTCAATTTGGCCAACACTACCTTTGGATGCTTTTACAATTACATTCTTTTTTAGAAATGATTTCTTTAGTTCATCGGCCAGTTTTTTTACAGCAGCATCTTCTTGTTTTTCCAATTCTGTCTTGAAGTTTTTGAACATATTAGAAATATCAATCATTTTGGCATTTGGTGTAGCAGGAGGCGTGACTGCATTTGGCGCACGGCCCGGTGACATAGCACCCGCAGCAGATGGATTGTTGCCCCATGTGTCTTCTTTCAAAATCTTTTTAGCAATGTCTGTTAGATTCATAAATTTTATTTTTTTCCCATTCTGTTGATTCTTTTGGCAATTTCTTTCAATCGACCATGAATTTCTTTCATGTCTGGTTGAGTACGTGCCCACAAACTTTCTGTTTTTACATTTGTTTCGGTTTTTAGTCTCTCACAGATGTTTAGTAGATATTCAACTTCACCAAGCATCTTCTTTGCTTGATTGATGCCATATGAAATTTTGGCATGATTTTTCATCATATCACTATCTTTAAAATTACGATAGCGGCTGCGACCTTCCATAATACCAATATCACGACGTAGTGTTAGTGTTTCACCTTCACCAACTGTTGTATCATCTGTGTCTTCTTTGCCTACAACTTTGCCACCTGGCATACTACGTTCTGCTGATTTCTTTTTGCTTTTATGGCCACGAAATGCTGCTGGTGTTTGATAACCAGCAACAGCACCCGTTGCTGTCATTTCTTCAATGACTTCTTCAACAAGCTCGCGAAGTATTTCTTTGGTGTCTTTCATATTTTATTTTCCAATATATCCAACAAATGCATGATCTGATGGAGCATTGTTTACAATATACCAAGCTGCTGTGTCTGAAACCTCGGTTCCCATATCTCTAACATCTTCTCCTTGCATTAATGTTGCTTTTGTCCAATTGTTTGCTACTGATATATCACAACGATTTGCAACAAGTTTATATGGATTCATACTATACAACTCTTTAGAATCAACAAAATAAATGTATTTTCCAACAACCTTTTGTGGTTGTGTGGCTTCATTTATTGTTTCTCTGATTAGTTGTTTTAGTTCTGACTTTGTCATATGTTTATTTTAGGTTTTTAAGTTCTTTGATCAGTTCATAACTCAACATGAGTGCCATGATTTGATTTTCTTTGACCAAGGTACCCTTGGTAATTTTGTCCAATTGATTCAATGTTTCATCAAGTTTGATGCGAACAACATCATTGTTTACATGCGATTTGAGTTCATTGATTTCTTTGCGAACCAAAGGAACTTCATTATTGATATATTGGCGCAGCGAGTTTGTGTTGCTGATATTATTGATATATTCACGAATAAGTACCTTTTGCTTGTCGTCCAATCCTTTATACTTTTCATTGAACGAATCAACAAGCAACTTATAAGCAAGCAAACGAACATCTTCATTTTGTTGTTGATATATTTTGACCAAATCTTTCTTTTCATCTTCACTGACCAACCGAGTTGGTGTTTTGGCAGCAGCAATGCTTTCTACTATACATGTACGGGCCTTAAAAATTTCGCGAGGATCGCATTCAACCGAATTTACACTTTCTTCAAATACTTTATAAATACTGGCAAGAAGCTTATAGTTTGAAATACTACCTTTGAGAAAATCATCCAATGGATAGTTTTCGCGAATTTCTTTGATTAAATTATACTTCTGTAGATTTAATGCGCGTTCATCCAATTTTTTGCGAGTGCGAATAATTTGTTCAAGCAATCTATCAGCGGAAGTTTGATCCTTGGTCTTATCTTCCATGATTATGCGATATAATCTATTTTCTCGACCGAGTTCAGTAGATTCTGAAAAATAATCACGCAATATTGCGTTGGCTTTTGAATCCCCCTGACCGTTAAGAATGTCGGCGGTCACTTGGCGTACCAACAGTTCAAATAGTATTCCAGCATTCTTATACTTAGAGTGTTTCAGCTTCTTCATACAGTTTTATTATTTATAAATATGTGTGTGGGTGATAAAAACTCATATTTTAGAGTGGTTTATCATCATCAATTAGATTAGACTCATCCATAATGGATTTTTCTTCGGTTATTATTTTCTTATTTTTATTATTATACTTGTCCATCAATGACTTTTTTATACTTTTAAGATCTTCGTCCATGCTACCCAATGGGGAACCTCTGTATATATGAGTCGTTCTGCGGTCTGACTTGGACTTTTCTTTATTTTGTCCGTTGCCAAGAATATCTTCTCCGCGTGTTTTTGTGAATGTATCGCTATATTCTTCTTTTTTGCCGTCTTGACTTGGACGAATGCCGCGCTCTCTTTCTTTGCGAGTTTCTTCATCAAGAACTGGCTCATTTGCGTTCTTTTCTTCTTCCAACGGTGGCAAACCACCGGCTTCACCACCACCACCAGCGTCTTCGCCACCGCCACCAAGGTCTGGTAGACCGCCAGCATCTCCACCACCGCCACCCATGTCTCCACCACCACCACCACCGGATTCACCACCAGCTTCACCACCACCGGTGGTCAGAGCGGGATCACTGCCTTCGTCGGTAATTTGTTGAATTCTCCAACCTTCTTTTTTGTCTTTTATGACTTCTTGTTGCAGATCTTCAACATCATCGCCGGACATATTGAATATATTATTATATAGCCACTTCTTGCTAAACATATTGCTCTCCATCATATCGGCAGCAAGATTTACTTTATTCTGCCAAATTTCCAACTTTTCTTGTTCAAAGATGGTAGAAGGATTGCTCAATTCCAACTCAAAATCAACCAACGACGCATCTTGATATCCTTGTACATACAAATGAACAATAGCAATCTTGGTCAGTTCAGAAACAAGAATACGTTGAATACGACCAATGGTACGAGCAAAACGAACATCTTCTGCTGCCAATGTAGCCTTGCCAGAAATACTTTCATCATAACCCAAGAATGCTTTTGGAATCTTGAGTGCTGCCATCATTTTATTACGAACATATTCCAAGTCATCAATACCAGTAAATTCCATACCAGGTAATGTATCAATCTTTGTGCCACTGTCTCCACCACGAACTGGTAGATAAAAATCTTCAACCATATTATTCAAGTTGAAACGAAGGTTATAATCACCAGTCTTTTCATCAATATATGGCACTTTTTTAACTTGAGTGATAATCTTTTGCATGGCGGCATCAACTTCACTTGGTGCAATATTACCAACATCAATAGAGAAAATACGCTTTTCCGGAGCCTTCATGATACGATGGATCAACATGGCATCTTCCATAAGGCTCAATTGCTTCCATACACGACGTGCTGGTTCAATCATGCTCTTGCCATATGGTAAGAAATTGCTATCACTCAACAATCTAAAATGAGCAATTTCAAAGTTTTCATATTCCATACCACCACCCATACCATCATGCTG